AAACATTGCAATCGTTTTACCTACTATAAATAGTACTGGACCAATTGCTGCTACTAACATTACAATTTTTATTATGGTTTTCTTTGTGCTATCATCCAAATTGTTAAATGTACTAACCCATTTGTTTATTTGGTCCGCTGCTTTTCTAATAAATGGAATTAAATATTCTCCAATTGTGATTGCTGCACCTTTTATTGCTGATTCTAGAAGTGTAAAACTACCACTTAGATTATCAAGCATTGTGTCCGCCATTTCCTTTGCTGCTCCGTCTCCGTTTCTCATACTTTCAGAAAGTTCATCAAACTTACCACCACTATCATTTATTACTGCCAACATTCCGGAAACTGCATTTTTTCCAAATAATGCTGAAGCGGCCTGTGCTTGCTCTTCTTCCGTTAAACCAGCAAATGAATCTTTTAACTGACCCAGTACATTATTAAGCGGAAGCATATTACCTTCCGAATCCGCCATTTCTATACCAAGTTCTGCCATTTTCTTTCCTGCTGCTCCGGAACCGTCTGACATTCTTAATAGTGCCCCTCTTAAGGAAGTTCCGGCTTGACTTGCTTTGATACCACTACCTGCCATTACTGCTAAAGCTGCTGTTGTATCTTCCATTGAATAATTAAAAGCACCTGCTACTGGAGCTACATATTTGTAAGATTCTCCAAGCATTTCAACACTTGTATTTGCATCGGAACTTGCAATTGCCATAACATCTGCTAAATGTGCAGAATCACTTGCTTCTAAACCAAATGCAGTTAAACTGTCAGAAACTATATCTGCAGTTGTACCTAAATCCGTACCACTTGCTGCTGCTAAGTCAAGCATGCCTGGCATTGAATCTACAATTTCATTTGTATCCATTCCTGCCATTGCTAAATACTTCATACCTTCCGCTGCTTCTGTAGCACTAAATGCAGTATTGGCACCCAAATCTTTTGCAGTGTCATTTAATTTTTCAAAGTCTTCTTGTGATGCTCCGGAAATTGCTTTAACTTCTGACATTCCTTTTTCAAAGTTTGCAGCAGTTTTGAGTGATGCAACTCCTATACCCATAATTGGAGCAGTTAAGCCTAAACTTAATTTTGTTCCAACTCCTGCCATTTTATTTCCTGCACTAACCATTTTCCCACTCATTGTGCTTGTACTTTTTTGAAGTTGTCCGACTTCAGTTCTTGCAGTCATAATACCTTTGTGAAAATTCTTTGTGTCCATTGTTAATTTTGCATCTACATTACCTGCATTAAAACTATTAGCCATTTATATGTTTCACCGCCCTCCTATTACTCTAATGCTTCAAATAGACTAGCATTATTTTTAGGCTTTGTTGAAATACTATTATTATCTTTCCACTTAATTTTTCTTCTATCCTTTTCTTCCATTTCTGAATATTGATTATAAATAAAATTGCATGCTTCATCGAGACAATAAGCAGTATATTCTTCTTGTACTCCTAATACATTAGAAACACTTTCGTTTCTACTTTTCGCTACTGCTATTATTCTCAATACTGTCATGCTCTGTACGAAAAGTTTTTAATTCAACAACCCCTTTTTGAGTGTAACTAAATATTTCTGTTATTTGGTCATCCGTTAATTGTACTTCTATTTCTGTCAATTGTGCTACTGTTGGTTCCACAAGAGCTGATTCAACTAATACATTCATAACTTCACCTATGTCTTTTAAAGAGGGTCCATTTTTTGAATTTTTAACACCTGTGAAAACTTCTTCTGCTGCTCCTAATAAACTATTTGGAATTAAACCTTTGCTACTTAAATATAGAAGTGAAGGTCTTTTTAATCTGGCATTAAATACTTCGCCTTGTATCCATCCAGGTAAAGAAACAACTTTTGGACTTGCTTGTTTTTTTATACTGTCTAAACTTGAAACTTGTAACTCTTTTTTCTCAGTCATGTTTTATCTCCTTTTTTATACTAATAAAGGTTAGATAATTTTTACCTAACCCCATTTATTAAACTGGTAATGTATCCATAAAGTCTACAGTAATTGCCTTTTCTCCTGTTTTCGGTCTAGCAGTAATTGTGAATTCTGGTACGAAAAACTCTCCGTCTTTTAAAGCCCATGAAACGGGTTTTCCCTTACAATGCATGAATGATAATTTAGCATATTGTAGCGTGTCCCCGTCAGCATCTTTTTCTTCTGTGAATAAATTTAATGTAAATAGTGTTCTTGAAACAGTTAATCCAGAAACTGGACCATCATAACCCAAAACTTGCTCAGTTTCTACCTCATCAAATCTTAAACTACCTCCGTCAACAATAGCTAATACTTCCGGAATTAGTGTGTTGTCTGTTAATACTAATTCGTATCCATATGCTATGTCTTCAGTTTTATTTGTTGCAATAATTTTGTTTTTAACTCTAAGAATTTGTTCTTCGCCCTCATCAACTTCTGGGTCAACAGAAGCGTCATTTGCTGTCTCAAACTCAAAGGTAACTGGAGTTTCTTCTTCAGTTACAATTTGGGCCTTTACTATATTTACTAATGCCATACCTTGTATTAAACTCATTTGAACCTCCTATTTATATTGTTCTAAAATACTCATATTCAATACTTGTTGTGAATGCATCTATTTCATCTTCAACAATTATTGGCGTTTCATTTCCTGTGAACTTTAGATTTGAGAGTGGTTTTAAAATATCTTTTACTGTATTAACAAAGGTATGAACACCTTCATAATTATTTTTTGGTGTGTATATTAACATATGAATTAAACCACTACCCGTTAATCCGTTTGTACTATATTTCCCCATACCCTTTATAACCACATATGGTTCTCTACACATTCCATTCTTTGTACCTGGAAAGTGAGTTTCTATATTGTTGTTTTTCAACAAATCATACACTTCATAAAATCTATTCATTATACACCTACTTCAATATTTGTGCGAATCCTTTTAATATTTCACCCTGATATTTTTGTATTGTGGGATATAGAATTGCATACTTCTTTTCGTAACCTAATTCCAGTTTTGGCGAATATTCCATATTACCCGAAACCCCGACAATAACTTTGGTCCCACTAACTTCACTAAATCCCTTTATGGTTTGTCTAGCATTTCCAGTTCTGTCTTTCCATTGTGCATTTGTTTTAGCATAAGCTTCCATTTTTTTACTTGCAACTAAACCATATGCTTTAGTACCCGCTAATAACTTACCTTCAAGTTTTATCATTTGTTTTGTGAAATCTTTAGTGTCCAATTTAATCATCTAAATACACTACCACATCACATTGCCAATATACAGAAAATATATTCATAGGGTATAGAATTTCATGTCTTGCTCCATTTAACATAAAATAATCTCCTATCTCTATTTGAAAAGTATCTTCTACAATTGCAAGCATTTCCAAACTTTTAACCTTTTTAACCTTACCAAAATCTCCTGATTGTGACGCCAACTCGGACAGTGCACTTTTTGTAAAATCTAAAGCACATTCAAAGGTTTTTATTTCAACAGATTCAGTCGTGGTACTTTCTCTACCTACATCTGTTTTAACATCACGCATCAACTTTATTTCGTATGGATTTTCATTAATAGCTTGTCTGAATCTTGCTTTTGTTATTTCTGCTTTTGCATTAATCATATTTCATCAGCTCTTGCAATTCTTCCATGACTTGGTGTCCTAAATTCTACTGCTTTTGATAGCCAAAATTTTGACATTGAAACAACGCTATTAGAACCGAACGTTACATCCGTTATACTTGCTAAATTTCTACATATAGCATAAGCAGCTTTTTCAACTGTTTCATGAACTTCAAGAAATTCTTCAAGTTCTGAATCTGAGTAAAATGGATATTTATTATTTAATATTTTAAATTTTAGTAATTCTAAATCTGTAATAATAACCACCCCCCCATTTATATATTACTTCTATTCTACTTTTTCAACATCTTTTAATGCTTCTACTTTTTCAACATCTTTCAATGCTTCAAGTATTTCAATTAATTCCGCTTTTAACATCTCGGAATATCCTTCAATACCTTTTTCTTTTGCCATCTCTTTTAACCCTACAACTTTTAAATCACGAATTTCTTTTTTCACTTCTTCTTTAACAACTCGCTTAGTAAACTTTGCATATAATTCTTTTTCATCTTCTGCTATTTCAATTATGTTTCCTATAACAAATTTTCCATTTTCATTTGATATGTTTCCACTTAATTCAATTCTCATGATATCCTTCCCTGTTAAAAAAATATTAATGGGATTCAATTAATTCAAAATCCCATTATTTTATACTAACCATTCACTTTTTGTATGAATACATTTTCAATAGTTTCAAAAGATGGTAAGAAAATACCTGAAACTACTGTATTAACGTTTACCGGATGTTCTTCTTTAATTGTAGTTAAAGCAATTCCAGTATTGATAATTTGTACTTCTGCTTTTGTTGCTCCACTCATTAAATCACTTTCTTCAGGAGTTGTACCAAAATAAGTATTACCTAAATTTCCTGAAGGTAAGTAAGAAACAACATCATCTGGGAAGTAATTTTCAGAAACTCCTTCTAAGTTCTTGAATTTCTTTGTATACACTACAAGGTTTAAACCTAAATAGTTTTCAATTGCTTGCTTAACTTGTGGTTCAGTTAATAACACTTTAGCAGCTGCTAATGCTGGTGCTACCAATGTTTTAACTTGTGCATTTTGTAGCAAGTAATTAAATGTACCTCTTGTCATAAGAGCATTTACTGGACGTTCACCACTGGATGTTTCTACTGTGTCCATTGCATTTTTCATATCTTCCAAAGGTGTTGAATTGTCAAAATCTGTCCATTTCGCAGTTGTTAACAATGTTTCCGTTAATTCTGCAGGAAGCTTGTAATCGTAAGTATACTTTAATCCGTTATTTACAATTGAAATTTCTCCAGAAGACAATAATTGCATACGCATTATTTCTGCTGAAACTCTACTTGATTCCACTAATCTCGTAATATCGTCATAAATGTTATTTATGATTGGAAGAACGTAATCAGTGTTATTTGCTGCTAATACTTTATTTAATTCTTGTCTGTCTTTTTCTCCAATACGCATTGCTTCACGGAAGAAAGGCATTTCAGTTTCTACTTTACTGAATCCTTTTCTGTCACGCAATGTAGCCTTTGTATCAAATGCTGCATTCTTTAATTGTACTGGTAATCCATTTGCACCTTTTATCCAACTTAGGTCCAAACCTAATTGTTTTTTAGCCGGAAACAATTGTTCACCTAAATATGGAATTGAATTTTCCGTCTTAGTTGAAACATATGCTCCGATTTCTTTTGCTTTGAAATAATCAAATATTGATGGCATTTTTATCCTCCTATACTAAATATAACCTAAATAACTCTTTTGTGAAAACTGTTGTTACATTACCCCAGTAAAATAATTCTACCTGCTAATGCTGTTACTGCTTCTGCTGCTACTTCTTCGGGCAACTTACTTGAATCAATAAATCCGTGTATAATCATTGCTCCGGAAGCTGAACCATATGTTACATCGACATCATTAAATAAAACACCTTCGGCGTCTACAGCTGTTCCAGGATCTTCTGGGTCTGCAACACTTTGCGTATTTTTTACTTCTACTTCAATTGTGTCATCTGCTAAAACTGAACCTGATATTCCGCCAATAATTGTACCCGCTGGAACTATTTTCTTTCCGTCTTCATCTGCTATAATACCTGCGTCACTTACTGTTACTGCTTTCGCTACATAGTGGTCAGGAAACTTTAATATTTCCGTTTTGTTTGTAAAACTTTCTTCTGTGAATTTCATTTAACATGACCTCCTTATTTTAGCCCATATACATTGTTTTCTTCAGAACTTACTCCCGGTTTAGAAGAATTAGTTGCTAGCGATTTACCAAATTCCCCGTCTTTCAGGTCTTCATTATTGTAGGAATTATTTGGTCCGCCCGGATTACCTGTACCGCCTTCAACTGGTTTATACAGATACTCTTTTGACTTTACCAAATTTTCCAGTTGTTCTTTTACACCTGTTACTTTTCCATCATCGGATTTTGAAATTGTTTTGTAATCCAACTTTTCTTTAATGTCTTCTATATTGTGTGGTTTACGTTCAAAGGATTCAATAACACTTGTAACAGCAATATCCAGTTCCGTATTTTCCAATTCCAATTTCAACTTGTCTCTCTCTTTTTGAGTTTTGTCCAAATTTGCAACTAAAGTTTCATTGTCTTTAACTTCTTTCTTTGTTAAATTCAAATCTTTTTCAAGACTGTCTTTAGTAGCTTCTACAGTTTTTCTTTTTGCGATCTCCTTGTCAAGTCTTATTTTCGGAATGTAGATATTGTCTTTCCCATCATCAAATAATAACGTTGTGCTATTTTCTGATAATTTTGTGTTAATTGCTTTTATAATTTCCTTTGAATTTTCAATTCCCGATAACAACTCTTTTAAATCCATTTGTTGCCTCCTTATTTAAAGTCTCGTGGTTTTTCGGTTCCACTAACCTAATTATACCAAACAGTTTTTTATACTGGGTCATGTTAGAAGACCCTCTCTTACTACTTATATTATATACTAATACTGGAATATTTACAAGGAAAACTTCCATTATTTACAATAAAAAAAGTACCCTTTTAAGAGTACTTTGTTATTTTACTTGTATTCAATTTCATTGTCTTTTAATACTTGCTTCACACCTTCTACGTCATGTTCATTAGCCTTCTGAATAATTTCCATTAAATCCATTCCGTATAATCGAAATGTATTACTTGGTTTTATGTAGATTCTATTTAATTCTTTGTTCATGTCATCTCTCCTTTTCATATTGTCTAATTAGTTTCTCAACTTGTTTATCACTCAAGTATACTCCCATCTCTTCAAGTTCATTATTTATGCAAGTGCGATTTGCCATATCGCACATTCCACTCCATTCAATTTCATACATTACTTCCATATACTTCTTTCCAAATTTTGCCATTTTATAAACCAACTGCTTGTGTTGCTTTAAATATATGCTTTAGAAAATGTTCTACACTTCCGGCTTCAAAATCTATTGTTACAAGTTGCTTTTTAATTTGTTCCTTAGTGTGGTTCTCTGTTACTTTAATAAAATCTACAATTAACTTAACGGGTACTAATTCAAGTCCGTTGTCTGTTTCAATAGATAGTATTGTGTCTTGCGGTATTCCCTTTTCTTCTAAAAACGTGTCAATCCAATTATTAAATGTCATTTTAAACATCTCCTTTTTTGATTTCCTTTACTATAATAATGGTATATCATGTATAAAATACTTGTCAAGCTTTATCTTATTT